TCACTAGCTACCGATGAATTTTCATCCTTAGCCAGAGACTGACCGGCTAGATCTACACTATTTTTGAAAGTTTTCTTAAAATCTTCATATTCTTCCATAGAATCAAAAGACTTTGAGAGCGAGAAAGTTGCTGCTTGATTGCAAGGTACCGATACAACTGATACTTCAAACAACTCAGCATCCTTTATCTTTAATCCGTCAGTTTCCTCCAGGTAATCAGCATCCTTGACTCGAAAACCGACGGAGAAAGCTCCAAGGATACCTTCTTTAACTAGTTCTGCTACATGATCGGGAGCAGACTTAGAAATTTTTGCTTTAAGCTCAAGACCATTATCGTTAACTTTTAGTCCTGTAGCTCTGCCAATAGGCTTATTATAATCATGATTAAACAAAATAATTGGATTCTTTTCAAAGTTTGAAAGACCACCTTTTGTCCATGCTTCGGCTGCAATTACATCACCAGCACGGTCAGTATCGTGAGTACTAGCCATTCCACAGATGTGGATGCCGCCATCGTCCTCTTCAAAAGCTTTGAAAGTAGAAGTAAGATTAAATATCTTTTCCATCTTCTTTTCCTGTTTTCTTAGCCAGCTTCTCTAAGGGTGTTTCTTCCTTCTTAGGTTCGGGGGCTGGTTCAATACCGTGAATGGTATTCCACAGTTCGGGTTCATACTTCTCAATCCATTTTACTGCTAAAGTATAAGAGCCCATTACTTTTACAATTTCTTTCATGGTAAGATGTTTTGGACGATCTGAAACACGCTTGTATTCTGGTGCTCTTACTACTCTACCTTTTTCGGCAAAATATAGTCCTAGTTCTCTTACTAACTTATGTTTTCTATTCCTCGTTATCATCAGATTCCTCTGGTCGACCTCCTTCGTCTGGGTTTACTGCACTTCCTGCAATATTTTGTGGAACACGAATATCATCTTGTCCATCAAGAGTTTCATAGCCCAGAGAGTCTCTTGCTTCATTTATTGTAATAATACCGCCATTTACAAGAGCAGTATAGTATGAAGCTGCATCGCGCAACTCAGGTTGCAAAGCAGGAATATCTGTTACATCTTCTGAGATTTCAAATCCAAAAAATCTAGAGTATGCTGCATTTATTTTTCGTACAATTGGAAGTACCGTTTCAAGATAGTACATTCTCATGTTTGGACGAATGTTTGCATTGTTACCAGAGTCCAACATAATTGGTGGTACTCCCAATGCTTTTAAAATAATTTTTTCATTTTCAGCAATAGCTACTTGGAAATCTAGCTCTCTGAAGTTTACATTTGAAATCTCGTCGACTTCAATACCGCCATCAAGAATCAGAGGTCGTCTACCTCCTGCGTCTGGGCGATAACGCATAGTCCAAGACTGAATCATGCGCTCTTTAATTTTTTCTGATAAAGTATTTGGAGACTTTAGTACAAGACCTGGAACTGCTCCGTTCTTGAAAAAGTTATCCTGAAACTTTCTCATATTTGTGGTAAGTTGCATTGTTCTTACCGCAGGCTTGAGTCTTGATGTTCCTCGAAAGATTGAATAAAAAGAATTTTCTTTTATGTGTATAATCTCTTCGGGAGCGTAGTCTACATCATTATAAGTATACTTTTCAATATACGTTTTACTATCCGCATGAATTGTTACATTATCTGCGGGAAGATGATATAAATGAGCGCCATCAAAATAGATAAAAATGTTACCATCGAGAAGAAAGTCAGTAACTAAGTTACGCTTAAAGGAACTAATATCTTGAAAAAGATTAGGTTCCTTATTTAAAAGAGAGTCGACACGTGCGCGTCGAAGACCTTTTATAACGCCATTTGTTGCTACTCGATTGACTGTTGCAGGAATCTCTGCAACATCATCTACAATAAGGTTTACACCTCGATTAACAATTTCTAAGTTCTCGTAGAACTGCTCATAGTTTGCAGTAAACTCACGAGATGACTCACTTGTTTGGCCCAGGTATTGTTGAATTGGATTCAACTTTTCTAAGTCGGCTTCTTCCTTCTTCTTTCCTCCGCCGAATATGTTATTATACCAAGCCATGCTTTCCTCTTTGAATCTCTACCCAGCGCTGCTGCTTTGGGGCTGAGTGCAGGGTGGGATTCCGCCCATAAATAGAATGTAATTTTAAATGGTGCGTATGACAGAGAGTTACAGTATAATCGTAAAGCTCTTCAATGTGTTCATTAATAAATTCATCGCGAAACTCCCTTATATCCTGTAAATCGTATCCTACTTCTTCGACCCACTTGTACAGGAGGGGACTTAAGCTATAGTAATGATGAAAGTCTAACTCTGTTTCCTTCCCGCAAATATAGCACTCGGTTCCTTTTTCGTACCTTGCTTTTGCTTTGTCCCGAATGTACTTTACGGGATCTCGTTTCAGCTCTTTCATCTTTGAATCTATTACTTTTTATTACCGAAATTATATCTCGAGGGAACTAAATTGTCAACTACTATTTTTGAGTTGGTTAAAATTAGAAACTAGTAACTGAGGTTTCAAACGAATATAATGCATATCGAAGTGCATCTGCCATGTGTGATGCCATATTATGTTTTGGCTTTTCTCTTGCTAGATTTGGATTTGGATCCCATTGATACTGATCTAAAGACATTAGAGAGTGCTTACATTTTTGATCGACAAATAGCAAGTCATTATCAACAATACCAGCGACATGAGCAATGCCATCCAGTACAGACTTTTTAGCATTAACTGTTGTAATGTCATAGTTCTGAGCAAAGTCAAATCGAGTTTGCTGAGCCGCTGAATCAATGTAGATGTAATCAATATCCCATTTTTCCATAAGCCTACGAATTTCGACAGCGTGTTGTTCTGTTGTTCGTTCTGCATCTAAATACTCATCTAACAAGTAGTAAACTTTTTCGTCCCAGTTGTATGCAAGCACACAAAAAGCAGTAGGATCTCTATAGCCTACGTCTAAGCCTGCGAATATGTCAAATCCTTTAAGTTCGAGTTCTTGGTTATCTGCGATACACTTTTCGTGATTGAAATTCCATATCTGGCCTTCATAAGTATTAAAGTCAGCTTCATATTCCTGTCGAAATTCGGCTTCGGACATACTTTTCCGAGCTTCCTCAACGTCTGTTTCAGACATCCTCGGATTGTCACGGAAAGTTGCTCTGATTGATGCCCATTCTGGAAATTCATTTGAGAACCCTCTATTAAAAAATTCTGCGAACCAATTGTTCTTACCTCGAGGAGTAGATATAAAAAGTGCTTTCGAGTTGTCTTTGTCAAGAGTCGGTCGAAGAGCCACATTAAAAGCTTCTTTACCGTCAGCAAGTGCTGCCTCATCAAAAATAATCAGATCGTAACTTCTACCCACACAAGAATCAACCTGATTAATAGATCCCATACGTATAGTAGACCCATTAGTCAGTTCAATTACTTTGTCTTTTGCGTTATCTTTTGCTACCTCTAAGTCAAAATGCTTAATAAGTTGACGCTGTAAGTCGAAAGAAATCTGAGACAAGGCATAGTTCGGAGACATAATTAAGATATGAGAGTTGGGTACTAATGATACTAATTGCCCAATTATGTTCGCGATGTATGTTTTGCCTTGCCTTCTTGAAATTGCTGCTGAGACAAAGCGGTATTTGTCATTATTTATCGCGTTAATGATCGCCTTTTGAGACGGTAGAGGTTCAATGCCGAGTAGATCCAAATAAGGATCTACTGGTAGCTTTAGAAACCTTGTCTCAGATTGTAAATCGATAATCTTTTCGGAAGGAACATCCCTTCTGCTTACTTCAACTGCCATAAGTTACTGCTCTATTTTTGTTGCATCTCGATAGTAAATAATTATTTCTTTTTGTTGCCGAATATATCTACGCAGCTCTTGAAGATTATATGCCATATTCTCATAGTCTTGAGGAGTCATTCCAAAAATTACAAATGTACCATCCTGCATTTTTGAAATTTTTTCAAACTGCTCTTCGAAATTTTTTTCTGTCACTACAAAAAATTCTACATCTTGTAAATCTATTCTTTTAGGGAGCTGAGGCTGATAGATTTCCAGTGTTTTATATTCTGTAACTGTTTTTATGACAGGTTCGGGGGTTGGTAGAGGGTCATTTTTCAAAAAAGAACAACCAGATAAAAATACTATCATTAAAAAACTAGTTGCTATCCGCATTTTCCACCTCTATACTATCATTTTCTATCGCTTCAAAAACTTTTTTTGTACCGTTATTGATTCTGGGCTCTACAAGACCTGGTTTAGCTCTCGCTAATCTAGTAAGATCATGTCGTTTAAAGATAGATAAATAATCATCCATCTCTGCTTGCATCTCTGTATTCCTTTCTGTTAGATTTGCCACAGCCTCTAACTGTACTTGTAGATTTTGTTCTGCACGCTCTCTTGAAGCTGT